ATAAAACAATTCAATGGCGGCAGTAGCAAATCTTAGAATAGACCAAGGAGCTTCGTTTAGTTCAGATGTAACTGTAACTAATTCAGACGGAGCCGCAGTAGATTTAGCAGGTTACACAGCAGAGGCTAAACTGGCAACCAGTTATGGTGCTTCTACTAGTGTTTCATTTACCACAGCAATAGCAACAGATACAACAACAGGTGTTATTACTGTTTCTCTTACAGATTCACAAACAACAGCCTTAGACGCCCCTGCCAGATATGTTTATGATGTTTATATTACAAAGACAGCTGATAGTACAGTTACCAGAGTAATAGAAGGCATTATAACTGTCAATCCAAGAGTATAATTAGTTTATTCCTAAGTCTTTTTTTATTATAAATATTACAAAGAGAGAGGAAAGTCATGGTAAAAGCAGTTATTAATACTACTGGTGGAGTTAGAGCAAATATTAATTCTTCCACATCTTCAGGACCACAACAGGTATCTGTTCAAGTCCCGAGTACAAATGTTAGTGTTCAGAATGTAAATAGATTGAGAAATCTTACAGATGTAGATTCAAGTAGTTTAGATGACGGTTGTTTATTACAATATGACGCTTCCTCAGATAAATTTAAAACAAGAAACGAGTTAGATACTACATCAGGAACATTAGTATTTAACGGTGGCAATTTTTAGGAGCAATAAATGTCAACAGTAATTCAGATAAAAAGAAGTAGTAATACTTCGGCTCCGTCAACGCTTAAACTAGGTGAATTAGCTTATACTTATGGTACTGGTACCCAAGGCAATTTAGGAGATAGACTCTTTATTGGTGAAGGTGGTGTAGATGGTTCAGGTGACGCTAATAATATAACGGTTATAGGCGGTCAGTATTTCGTAGATAAATTAGACCATGTAGATGGTACATTAACAGCAAGTTCAGCAATTACTGTAGATAGTAATTCAGCAATCAGCACACTAAATGTAGGTAATTCTGCCACAGTAGGTGGTACAATTAAATTTTTAGAAGGAACAAATAATGGCGCACATGCTGTTTCTCTTAAATCACCAAATGCCCTTGCAGGCAACTTAGCGTTAACATTACCAGCCGCAGATGGCTCAAGTGGTCATGTGTTGACAACAGACGGTTCAGGTGGATTATCGTTTGCCGCTCCAGCAACGAATCTTACTTTAGTTGATGAAAGTTCCACTTCAACTACAATTAACCTACTTACAGAAACTTTAAAAATTACTGGCGGTAACGGTATCGTTACTTCATTAGCAAGTGATACTTTAACAGTTGGTTTTGATGATGACGCTGTGTTTAATGGTATCGACATGAACGGTACTGAATTATTTTTAGACGCAGATAAAGATACTTCAATTACAGCAGATACAGACGATACAGTTCACTTTAAACTTGGTGGTAATGATATACTTACTCTTACACCAGGTTCACTTGACCTTAAAAACGCAGGTACAGCTTCTGATATTAAATTTTATTGTGAAAGTTCAAATGCTCACTATACATCATTAAAATCAGCTGCTCACTCAGCATACTCAGGAAATGTTGTAGTAACATTACCAGCGGCTACAGATACACTTGTAGGTAAAGCAACAACTGATACACTAACAAACAAAACAATTGATTTAGCAAGTAATACAGTAACAGGTTCATTAGCAGAGTTTAATACTGCTTTACAATCTGAAAGTTTTGTTGGATTAGCTGCAACACAAACATTAACAAATAAAACTTTAACTGCTCCAGCAATTGAAGGCGGTACAGTTGGTAATACAACACCTGTCACAATTGCAAAAGTAGATAATTTACAATTAGACGCAAATACAATTTCATCAACTAACTCAAACGGCGATATAGTTTTAGACCCTAACGGTTCAGGTGATGTAGATGTTAACTCTAGTAAAATTGTAAATGTAACTAATCCATCTAGCGCTCAAGACGCTGCTACCAAAGCATATGTCGATAGTGTTGCAAATGGTTTAGATGTAAAAGATAGTGTTAGATTAGCAACAGCAGCTGCATTAGCAGCCGTAACTTACAATAACGGTAACGGTACTTTAACTGCTGACGCTAACGGTGCATTAACAATTGACGGTGTTGCTACTGTAGCAAATGACAGAGTTCTAATTAAGAACCAGGCAAGTGCAGTACAAAACGGTATCTATAAAGTAACAACAATCGGTTCTGGTTCAGCGGCTTTCGTATTAACAAGAAGTCCTGACGCAGACACAGCTGCTGAGTTAACTGGCGGAACATTCTTCTTTGTTGAAGAAGGTACTGCTAACGCAGATAACGGTTATGTTGCAACTCACAATGGTACACCAACATTTGGTTCAACTAGTATTGCATTTCAACAGTTCTCAGGTGCAGGTCAAATTAGTGCTGGTGACGCATTAACAAAAACAGGTAACACAATTGATGTTGCAGTTGATGATAGTTCAATTGAAACTAACTCAGACGCATTAAGAGTTAAAGCTAGTGGTATTACAAATGCCATGTTAGCAGGTTCGATTGCAGCTTCTAAATTAGCAGGTTCAATTGGTAATTCAAAACTTTCAAACTCATCAATTACAGTAGGCGATGGTTCGAATACTACAGCAGTTGCTCTTGGTGGTACAATAACATATGCAGCTGGCGAAGGCATAGATGTGGCAGAAAGTTCAGGTACAATTACTTATTCTGCTGAGTTGGCAACAACTTCAAATAAAGGTGTGGCTTCATTCGCTTCAGCTAACTTTACAGTTAGTTCAGGTGCAGTAACGGTCACAGGTATAGACGGCGGAACATTTTAATTAGTCGTCAACTGGATAAAGGATATTATTAATGGCGACAGTTATTAAATTAAAAAGAGGTACAAGCACACCAACTACAAGTGATATTGTTAGTGGTGAAGTTGCTATTGATACTAGCGCCAAGAAGTTTTATATTAATGACTCTGGTACAATCAAAGAAATTGCAGGTGGAACAAGTGGTGGTGATTCATCATCTCCATTAAGTGGTGATGTAAGAGCATATACTGGTGATGGTTCGACAGTAGGTTTTACTGTTACAACTGGTGCAGATGTTGAAAATGTTTTAGTATTTTTAAATGGTGTCTATCAAAGACCTACAACTGATTATACTGTATCTTCCACAACTTTAACTTTTGGTACGGCGCCAGTAAATGGTGAGTCAATAATAATTAAAGAATTAGTTGAAGGCAAAAATACTTTTCTATCTTCAAGTGTTGTAAGAGCATTCACAGGTAATGGTTCGACTACAGGTTACACAGTATCTAGTGGAAAATCAGTTTCACAATTTTTAGTATTTTTAAATGGTGTTTTCCAAAGACCCACAACAGATTTTTCATACTCAGGTTCTACATTAACTTTTGGTACAGCACCAGCAAATAATGATGTTATAATTGTTAAAGAATTAGCTGAAGGTACAGGAAGTTCATTATTAACAATTGTTGATGATTCTTCAACTACAACATCACTAGACGCTGGCGAAAGTTTAAAAATAACAGGTAGTGGTGGTGTTACAACAAGTTTATCAGGCGATACTTTAACAATTGCAGGTGCAGCTCAACTAACTGTACAAGAAGAAGGTTCTTCTTTATCTACAGCAGCTTCAACATTAAACTTTGTTGGTTCTGGTGTAACTGCTACAGGCTCAGGTGCAACTAAAACAATTACAATACCAGGTGGTGGCGGCGACATATTTAAAAATATTACAATGCCTGATGGTTCAACAGTTGTGGCGGCTGATAGTGCAACTGACACATTAACTTTGGCACAATCAGGTTTAGTTACGATTACAGGTAATTCAAGTTCAGATACGGTTACAATTGGTACGGCTGCAAATGCACAACTACCATTTTTAAAAGCAGATGGCAATTCTTCCGATATTGATTTTCAAACATCAGGAACAATTGGTGACATATTAAACAACTTACACATACCTTTTGCAAAAGCAGATGGTACAAGTGTAACAACATTGGTGGTGGCATAAGATGGCAGCTAAAACTCCAGTAAAAGCAACCTTTACAGGAAGTGATGTAACAGGTCTTGCAGAGTTTCAAACTAGTGATACGATACCATTGACAAATGGTGGTCTTGGTGTATCGTTATCTATTGGAAGTGCAGGACAGGTATTAAAAGTTAA